TATGAACAGGTTTTCTGCTAGCGCTGGCGAGCGCGTAGATAAAAACGCAAAAGCCCCCGCGGCCATGTACGCGGGGCGCCCGGAAGTGGGTAACACCACTGATCGGGTTTCTCGAAATGAAGATCCGCCCCCGAATCTGCCTTTTTTGGCAGTTCGCAGTGGTGGAAACGACGCAACCGTTATTATCGAAGAGAGTCCAGTGAACTCTGAAGATGAAGACTACGTCGATATTCAAAAATTGCGCTCGAGAGGGTATGACGTTAGTATCAACCCTAGCGCTATTCCTCGGTCTGCCACTGACAGCATAAAAAACCGAGGTCCCAAAGGGAAGGACACCCCACACCTTACCACGTGGAAGGAGAGTACCGAACGTGCGAAATCCTACATGATGCGGTATGGGATGAAATTCTTGTACATGGCAGGTGGTTTACCGACACCATCTGATAAAGAGCCCTGGCCCAATCCTGACGAGGAGTGGGTGGAGGAAGCATATGAGAGCCGCAGTAAATTTGTGTGGCGCTCACGAGCGTATAAGGCCAATGTTTTGGCTAATTGGGTTTTTGACTCTTATAACGCGTTTTGTTTCCCCATCTTGATGGTTGGCTTGTTCCTCGCATCGATTGTGAATGGGACAGCTGCTCTTTTCTTGGGTTATAGTGCGTATTATTTTGCTCTTACTTTTGTTCCATGGACGGTTGGCATTGGTGCCTCGTTCCTTCGGAAGCAATTTCAACGCGCACTAACGCGGTCCTTCAACTGGTGGGCCATGTTCATTTCTACCGTTTTGATCTTTGTTACCTTCTTTGGTTTATACACTTTCTTCAAGCGAAAGTCTGCGGACTCAGCGAAGAATGGTGGTACGAAGCAAGGTGGCCCTAAGGAGAAGAACGATGGTCCAACGATGACATGGTTAACCACGTTGCAAGCGATAACTGGGATAATTGGTGCAATTGCCTTGATAGTCCCTTCTTTACTGACTCTGGCTACGGGATTGGTCCCTAGCTGGGTTAGATACCTTGGTGTTTGGAATATGACCCATACTGTGTCTGCTGACCTTGAAAAATGTAAACGCGCTTTTGGGCGTGTTGAGACGGTTGGTGTTGCTACATCTGATGCCGCTGCGACTGCTTCTGAAGCGCAGCGAATAGCACGGTGTACTGCGCCATGTATCTTGTTTAGGGGTAGATATGATAAAGGGACTGAGGTTGTTTTGAAGGGAACTAATCAGAAAGTGTTGCTAAGTGAATACATACAAACCCTTGGTGAGTACCATTTGTCCCAGGGTGTCCAATACACTTTAATCTTTACGACGGAACATGGCGATCGAGCCTGTTCTAGCATCGGTGAGAAAGATTTGGAGGATGTGACTATGTTTTCCACCATAACTCAGGTAGTTCGAGGGTCTTCTGCCGCTGAGAAGTTCCTTGACGTTAAGTCTTACCCATACGCCGTTTTGTTTACTAAGAGCCCCTTTGTTAGGAGGTATCAATACGATCATGAAAATGTTGTCCCATCGGAGGAGTCGTCTGATTCTTCTGCTGAGACTATTCTGACGCATGAAACTCCTGGTAGTGAGGATGGTGTCATTCCTGCATCTGTGCGACGTTCTGTCCCTGATATAAGGAATGGCTTAGAAACTGGTAACAATGACGTTCCGGCACCAAAGAGGTCTGTGAGCCTCGGTGCTGGTGTTGGGTTAAAGAAAACGCCTAAAATTCATAATGATTCTGATTCTGAAGATGAGTTTGACAACAGATTTGTTGATCAAGGACGTGAGTTCGTGACGATAACGAATGTTATTTGTATGTCTGTCACTCTTCTTGGATCGGTGTTGTTGATAATCTCTTTCTTGATACGCGCCTTTGGGTCGAAGAAAAATGTGCCCCAAGGGCATGGGTATTTTCGTCAGATTGTGCCATCCCGTGTCAAAAACCATATTGTACCTGTATACACCGACGCCCGCTCTGGGGAAAACAGCGCGACTGGCATCGTTGACACTTTAGTTAAAGTTAAGATTGATAACGTCCAATACTATGTTCTTACGGAACATGCATTGAAGCTTAAACCTTTCGTGCTGTTGAATCCTGGGACAAAGAGTGAGAAGAAGGTCTACCTTGAGGCTTTGGTTTTCCATCGTCATAATGACGTGGCTTACATTCGTGCTTCGGTTTTGGGTCTTCCTGGTATCACTCCATTAAGTTTTAAAGAGCCAATGCAGACAACTGTACCTGTTGTCCAGTATGGCTTTAATCCCTCTGATGGTGAGCTGTATATTGGCTCCTCCTTGGGATCATTTGACTTGAGTAAAGGACTGTTGTATTATGACCATGATACTTTTAACTTCCAGTGTGGATCTCCTGTTGTTGATGGACGTGATTTAGCGTTCGTTTATGGTCTCCACGCTGGTACTACAGGTAATAAAAATTACGCTCGTCTTTTATGTCGACCCCCTCTTGTTGAAGTAAACACTACAGAGGGGGGGACCCGTAATACCACTAAGGGTCAGAACATGAAAGCTGCTCGGAACGAGCGTAATAAGGTTGATTTCGACGCCCGGAAACAGCGTCGTGTTGAACATGAGAAGGCTAATGAAAGAGAACGAGAGAAATGGAATAAGACAGATCGGTCTGAGAGAACAAATGAGGACTATGAGAAATATGATCGTCGTGAGAAAAGAGAACGTTACGCCACTCAAGAAGAATTTGATAATAAGTGGCGTGAGCGTGTACCTGCTGAGTACCATGACAAGTATGCTCGCTTACAAGATGAGCAAGATCATCTTCTTGAAATAATGTCCCATACTTCTGATATGACTATTCGTGAACAAACCGCAGCGCGTTTGACTACCATGTGGAAAGAGTTTTATGATACGATAGGGTCGACTAGTCGGTATGTTAATTATCGACGTGAAGCGATTCCAGTCGTGCCAAAAAACGACTCTTCGGACGGGGCATTAGATACTCCCCCGCCTCAGTCCGGGATTGTTACTACGACAAGTGTGACATCCACCCATGGGGAGTCGACCACAATTACGGGAAGCGAGGGAAAAGAATCCCCGCAGATATCCACGAATCCCCAACGATCTCTCTTAACACGTTTGGCAAATACTGCTTCGACAGTGGTTTCGGAATGCCTGAGTTGCGTTACACCCACTCACAAACCGCAAAAACCACCATCCAATTTGCCATTGACTCTCTCAAAACCCCAGTTGACCGTTCCTTCAAAAAAGATCCCCTCTGGCGACAAGCCGTCGAAATCACCTGGGAGCAACTCAGGAGTAGACTCGTCGGCGACCAAATCTCGAAAGAGGAAGAGATCGAAGAAGAGATCGACTGGAAAAAATCCCCAGGTTACCCCCATACTTCCCAAGGCTGCCGGACAAAAGCCGATTGGCGTTCCCGGCAAGAGCAAGGGATCTTAGAGGGTGCCAGAACTGCTATGCGCTCAGCCACACCTATCGTTTGGGCTGCTACTATGAAGAAAGAGATTGTGTCAGTTGAGAAACTTAATAAGCGGAAACAACGGATGTTTATGATAATGCCCGTTCACGCTGTTATCCTGCACAAACGATATTTTTCTAAGCAGTCTAAGCGTCTCCGGAACTTCGCGGAGATTGCGCATGGTTATACGTTCTTTTGGGGTGGTGTGGATCGTCTCGCTGACGAACTTGTCGGCGGGCCCGTTGATTCGGAGGATGATGAATTTTGGGACAAATTTTTTCTTGTTATGGAGGAGGTTTATGAGTTGCGGATGCGCGCCTTGCGTATATCCGTTGACTTATCTCCCCAGGAACTTGTTGAGGCTGAATTAGCTTCCAATTCCTTAGTTTTCACCTACGTCTTACTCCCTACAGGGGATTGTGTCCGTATTGATCGGCGCATGAACCCGTCTGGAGCTGACGCGACCACTGAGAATAATTGTGTTGGTCGGAAACTAATTGAAAATTTTTGTCGGTTGAAGCATCTGCAATCTCTTGGAGAGCCAGTTCCTAGGTCCTTGCCCAACTTGCGAGGGACCAAATACGTTGGCGACGATCGTGTCGCTAGCATGAAGGAACATTTACCTGGTTATTCCGAATTTTATAGAGAGTGCGTTGCTACTTGTGGTGTCCATATTAAAACTCTGGTTAGTACTAGCGGACCGGTTGGAGCTGAATTTTGTGGCTTTAAATTTGCCCCTAAGCATTGGGACAAAGGCTACATGCCCCTTTTCAACCTGGATCGTTTGTACGCTGGGGTCTTCATCCCTGAAGATGGTGGCGATTTATCTATCGGGTTTACCCGTCTAATGTCATATTCATTGCTATTCTACCCTCATGAGAGTGTTTTTCGAGCTCTGAGGCCACTTGTGATATCGTTTTGCCAAAAGTTCCCTGAACATGAACTTTCTGGTATTGTGATTGACTGGTGGTCAGACGAGCCATTTCTCGCTCGGATGTGGGATGGCAAGGAGTCGGCCCTTTTTTCTGACTCCCAGATACATAAGATGATGGAATTCCTGGCGGAGGAGGGATATGATAAGAATCGCAACATCTATGGCTAGTGTTGCCTCATCAATGGAAAAAATGCCCCGGAAGGCGAGGGCAATGTTAAATCGCCTCATTGAGAATCGACAATTGACCCCTGGGGGTCTTAATTGGTTGATCAATGCTACTGATCCTTTTCACGACAGTACTGTTGATTTGTGTGGGTATCCTGATCTCACGAATACCAATACTTTGGTACAGTGTTTTCAGTTCACGCAGACCGTTAACTCTTTTGCTGGAGGTGCGTATGATGCTCACATCGTCTTTAATCCCATGACTCCGCCTTTGTGTGGTTATGGGAGTTCCCTCATTCCGTTTGAGGGTGACGACACTGACACGGACTCTTCTCTTGAGAATGAGTTGTTGGGTCTTAAGTCGCGAGTTTCTACTCCCGCTTTGCCCTATGCAGTGTATCAACCTAATGTGATGACTCTTGGAGGAGTCATTCCTACCCCTATTGGGATTGGTCAGGGACTTTATCCTGGGTGGAACGTTATGATTGGTAATGTTGGTTTTGATTATTTGCTAAGTCCAACCGCAAATGGCACTAACGCTACGTATGGCATATCTATGCCCCAGCCTTCGTTGACTGGTTCGTGGCGGTTAATTGGAACCGCAGTAGAGGTCGTAAACACCACACCTGAACTTTATAAGGGTGGTGCTTGCTCTGTGTATCGATCTCCCAATCCTGTGAATATTGGGCAAATGAGTTGGCCGATTGCGACTGTGCCTGGTACTTATTACACGACGACGGCGCAGTTTGGGGTTGTGCCCCCTAGCACGTCTAGTGTTATTATGACTTACCCATCGTCTAAGATGTGGTCGGCTGAGGAAGGTGCGTACGTGATTGCTGCAAGCAATTCCGTTGACATGCCTTTCGTAACTTACGCCCCTTGTACCTCTGCGTTGATTTCGCAGCCGACCTATGCCCAACTTTACGCTGATTCCGCCCCCCCTGGTGGCCTGCTCTACCCATTTTATGGGTATTTTCCACAGCAAGGCACTTCCGGGGGAACTATCTCCGCTTACGGAGCGCAATCGTGCTCCCATATTCTTCCTTACGACATTTCTGGGATTTGTTTCTCGGGTTTGTCGATTCAATCGACTCTTCAAGTGACGGTCAAGTACTTTGTGGAGCGTGACCCTGGAATCCAAGACCCGACCATGTTGGTCTTGGCTCGTCCACCCCCCACATATGACCCCCTCGCGATTGAAATTTACAACCGTGTTATGGCTGAATTGCCAGTTGGTTGTAGGGTTTGTGATAATCCACTCGGTGAGTGGTTTTCTGATGTCCTTTCTGCGATAGCGGACTGGGCTCCCACAATTGGTAACTTCGTTGGGACTGTGGTCCCTGGAGCTGGAGCTGTGGGAAATGCAATTGGAGTTGGCGCGCGTGCTGGAAAGGCTTTGCTTCCTAGGTCGGCTTATAAACCGATGAAGAAGCCTAAAGTGCAGCAACAACAGCGCCCCCAAGCCAGAATTCAATTTCCGAACCCCCCTCAACGGCGGTTGCGACCACCACCCTTGCCTGCTAAAACTGCGGCGAATGGGTACCCCGTTAAGAAGAAGAAACGAAATAGGAGAAGGAGAAACTCCCAGTGAGTGTTCACCCGCGATAGTTGTGACTTGTTGGCATCTAGTAATTTTAATGAAGTTTGCTGACTTGTTCGTCAAGTCTGAGGTGTTCCTCGCGTTCTCAACAGAGTAAAATCGCTCTGTAATAAAAGGTACCAGTTAGAGGCTACTGGTGAACAACAAGGCACTCGCAATTATTGTGGCATTGCGTAAACAAAAACCAGAAATATATAGTCACGGCTTAGACGTGTCCCCTTGAGGGTGTAGTGGCTGTATCCACCACACGTCGTTTAGAGTGACTTAGTCAGATTGCTCGATCCCAGGCTTAATTGGGATCCAACACCGGATGTTGGTATCTGACCGGCATGATCATGTGCCGTAAAAATTGATGATCCTGTTTGAATTTTATGTAGATAGACCGAACTCATTCAGGTCTCTACTTTGTAGAACAAGGTTGTCTATAGTTTCTTTGCTGATTTTCT